CGATTGTTAGTGTTCCGCCCTCAGCAGTAGTAACTTCTAGAGCCACGTTAGTGACCAAAGTTTTTGCTGGGATTCGGATAACTTCAAGAACATCAGCTGCTCCCAAAGCAGTCAGACCAGCTGCTGCTCTGTCAGTAGTGATAGTAGCGAAGTTTAGCTCTACAGTTACAGAAGATACTTTATTGATGCCTGCAGCAACGTGCGCGGCAGCTGTACCCATATTGTAACCTTTTCCATCATTATATGTAGCCATATTTCACCCTCCTTAAAGCGTTACGATGGCGGTTGCCAAAGCTTCTGGCTTAGTAACTTTATAGCCATACACTTGTAAACCACGGATTATATTGCCAAAGGTAGTCTCTGATCTAATAGTCTCCATGTTTGTCATCTGAGATGCAAACGTAAAGCCCATTTTGTGACCACCGATTACACTGAACTCACCACCTGAAGTTTTCTTTAGGTTGTGAGAAACGTAAACAGTGAAACGATCAATCATACCAAGACGGCCATTTCTCAAAGGAGAAGAACCATCACCAGTGATTGATGCGTCTTTCAGATCAGATTGCTTGATTAGACCAGCCATCTTTGCAGGAATGATTACAAATCTATCCTGTTCAGGTGAGTTAGCTTCATCAAGTACCGTCCCCATGTTGATTAGCAAGTCAATAACATTAGACTTAGTAAGCGCTTCTGGAGTACCTGCTACACCTAGATCGATGTTACCAGAGATTGCTCCCGCTGTTTGTCCTTTGTTAAGTGAACTAACATCAGTCAACATGTCAGTTAGAACCCTTTGATCGATCTTAATCTTCATTCGCTCTGAAGCGTCTTTAGACCATTGATCCATCAATGCGATGTCAGACTGAACTTGATCAACGTCGTCTTCAACACAAGCGAAGTATTCGCCTTTGTCGATAACTAGTTGTAGTTTAGCCTTATCAGGGTTTTCGACTGCAAGGGTTTGTCCCTTGACATACGTTTTGATGGTGATTTCTGGTGTAGTACGGATATTAACCGTATCACCCATCTGTCGGATTTCACCTTCATAATCCGTGTTTGAGATCGCTGACAACACCGTAGCGTCGTAGAAATTCTCAATCAGCTTCCCACTCCAGATTTCTGGAATGAAATTGCCGCTATAGTCCGGGCGGCCCGGAGATACTGCAAATTTAGCCATTATGACCTCCTTTTAATTAAGCAGTTACGATTCGACCTTCTCGCTGTGCAGCGAAAATGTCCCTTTCCATTCGACCACGTTCCTCATCACGACCTTTGAATTTTCCTTTACGAACATCTTCAAAAAACTTTTGGATGTCTGTAGGAGAATAATTCTTAGCCTCTTGAGTTGTAGATGTACTAGAACGTCCTCGTCCCGGTGCAACTTGTTTCTCAAGCTGTGAATTAGTATTTGATCGGTTCTCACGAGCAGTTTCGGGTACTCCAAATTCCTTTTCCCAAGCCGCAAAGAAACTCGCCACACGTTTTATATCTAGATTCTTTTGTGCGTCCTCCAGATATGTTTGACGTGAAATACCTGTTAGTGGATCGATAGATAACAACCAAGACTGAAAGTCTGCATTGTTATTAATATCTTGCCAATTAGATACTTCATTGGTAAGTCCGGCCCAAAACGCTTGTTCACTGCTAGCTTGTTGCTGTGCTTGTACTTGCTGTACTTGCGGCACAACTCCTTGTAACTGATGAATTGTTTTCTCCAACTGTGCAATCCGCCCATTTGCGGTATTAACTTCTTCACGAGCTGCTCGTCTCATAACATCAATCGAATCACCATACTCTTTCATATCAGCATCTGTGATCAAAGGATCTGTAGATACTGGTTCTTCAGGTTTGGCTGATTGTTGCATAGTTCCTAGCAACTGTTCCAGTTGTGAAACACGGGCGTTAACTTCTCTGTTCTTTGCGTTTAGGCGCGGAACATCGGCGTTATACATCCCTTGTAGCGTCTTGTACTTTTGTTCCCAAGACTCTTTTGGTTGAGCGTCTGACTCCACTTGCTCTTGTGGCTCAGACTTCGGTGCCTGATCTTCTACACTGTCGGAAGGTTGTTCTATAGGCTGTTCAACAGGTACTTCAGTAGCCTCGGTCTTTTCAACCTGTGCTGTTTCTGTTTCGCCATTTAACTCTTTATACAACTCTTGTACTTCCTCAGACTGTTTCTGAACTTGCTTTGGTATTCCCATAATCGCTCCTATCGGTGTGCGTAATTAAAAGCAGCTGCCTTCTTCATGACTTTGCCGCCGTTTCAGGGGACTCTTTTACGAGCTTACTTAGCTCTATCAAAATCTGACACCGCCCCTGTGCAAGTGCCGTATTCTGTGTAGCATTTGGTAGCCGCGATAACTCCTCTGTACTCCATCCTTCAAGCCACTCTAGGACTTCCGGGTATTGACGTACAGTGTTAGCTAACGCCTTGATAACTTCTGGACTAGGCCGTTTCATCTTGACCTCCCAGCGCCACCGTTACCAACTGTGTTTGCTTCCATTCCACCTTTGGGAGAACCGTCAGGTTGAGCAGCTTGTGCTTGCATCTCTGCTTGCTGCTGAACTTTCATCATTTCAGCTTTTAGCTTTTCATCATGACTGGACTTTTCCCGAGATGGAACAATATCATCCACAGGCATTTGCAACCCTTTGGCAATCTCGCGAAGAATCGCGGAACGGCCTTCCTTACCAACAATCTGCATATCCATTTCGTTGGCTGTTGCATTAAGAAATTCTATTCGACGCATGTTAACAGTTTCTTTAACAGCTAAGTTAACTGCTCCTCTAGGCATAATATCAACATCGCCTTTAATACTTTCATCTTCATCATATCGCATGTTATAAACAAACTGTCGATGAACAACTGGTTTGATTACATCATTATCAATGTGCATTACTACTTGACGTATCCCCTTACCAGCTGACCCCATTAACATTGATAACCCCGATGCTGTACGTCCTGCCCCTGACACATTCAAGTCACCATAAACATAAGAGGGGATGCCTGAATGGTCGTCAGCTAATTTACTAAACTTATCGTATACAGCCATTAACGTATTAGCGTTATCATCTGGTTGTGTAAATCGGACTGCAGGAGAACTAGAACCAAACGGATCATTAGTTACCTGCCATATTTTCCAAGGATGTAATTGAGTAATATCTTCATTAGGTGGAATACGCTCAAGGTTTACTTCAACTTGAGGGCCTGATGAAATACCCATGTTATTAATTAATGCACGAGCTGATGCGTTACATACACCTTGTATGTCTTCAATAATTTCGGGAATCCCCTTACCCCAAAACGCCCCCGGAGATTTAATAAAGGAAGTTTTGGCGTAAGGTTTTTCACCAAGGGGATCATAGTTAAGAACTGCTTTGATAACATAGTTACCTACAATCCAAACATTCGCATCATACTCACGAGCTTGATCTTCAATTTCTTCTTCGTCCATACCCCATTCGACAAGCATCTTACCGCTGACTTTACCCCAGAACTCTAGAGCGTCATAAATGTCGGTAGGTCTAGACTCGGTATGGAACTTACGTTCTTCTTCATCTTTCATTAGTTCAACATCTTCGTTGATCCATGATTGACCATTACCAATTTCTAAAACTTTTCTAATAGCATCTTCATCATAACCGGGAACTCCAATCATATCTGCAAGTTCAGTACGACTTAATGGGTGGTGCTCAAATATATATCCATCGCGTATATTAGTAATACCGGGTTCTGGATATACTTTAAATGGATCAACACGTTCAAACTCTGGAGCAATAACTTCACCAGCTTCTACAGTAGTTTTACCCATTTCATCTTTTGCATAAACTAATTTACGTTGTCTACGAACGACAGGGCCTTTTAGGAAAGCACATGGATAAGTAACCATGTCAGTTATAAAATCGTTAAATGATTCTCCCCAACCGCCTTGTGCAAACTGATCTGAAATTTTTACTTTCATTTTCTTTGCACGGTTATCTGCATCTTGCAGAAGTTTAAATCTATAATCTTGCGTTAGCATTTCTTTCATTTCAGCAATGTCATCAGGTGTTGGAGCTTTCTGATGTTGCTCAATCATCTTCACAACTTCTGCTGCAAATACATTTTGTAGTTCTGCAGTTTGGTCAGGAGACAAATCTGGAATAGGTGTTGGTTGCAGATCCCAAGGGGGAGTTCCTTGGTCGAGAAGAATGTCACGCAACCAACTTTCAGCAGCACGACACTTAACTTCTGTTATCATCATATAGATGTCAGAACCGCCTTGCTGATGAATCTGTTGTAATTTATCTGCTTCATACTCACCATTACGTTGACGTAATGCTTTGAGCATAACTGTTTCAAGTGGTTTCTTAGAACGCTTAGCTGCGTCCCAACATGTTCGTAGATAAGATGTAATACCAAGTACAACGCTATCCGCTTGACGATCAGCGAGCGCTTTATCTCGTAGCTCTTTCTCTTGCTTAACAAGAGTCGCATTATCGATTACTTGTAGCATTACCGTATTATACCTCTAATATTTTTTCTCTTTATCTTTAGTCTTTTTTTCTATGACTTCAAGATCCTTCATTTTAACTACATCTTCAGGATCATTTTTATCAGTGTAAACTACACCACCATCCTTATAGCTTCGAACTTTTGTCTCTATCATCTTGTAAGGTTTACCTTGTCCACATTTCATATTAACCCTCCTAAACTTTTTTTGCTAATTTTGGATCTATCTTTTTTTGGACAGACTCTGGTAATTTAGCAAAACCTTTAAATTGTTTTGGTACTAGGCCACCATCTTTATATTTTGGTACTGTCCCACCACCGGATGTTTTCTTCGCTTCTTTTCGAGGGTCAAAACCTTTAGACAGAAAGAACTGCATAAGGCTCATGCTGTCAGAAGCTGGGCCATCAAAGTATTCTTCCCGCAGTTTCATCTCTCTATTAGTCATAAACAACCTCCAATAAGTATATATTACATCATAGTATACACACAAGTTTGTGTTTGTCTAACATAAAAGTAACCCCCACTAGGGGCAAACCAGTAGGGGCTACAAGGAGTAACATGAATGAAACGTCAAGTGACGCACTGATTATATCAAGTCCAACCCGCTGACGCAACCCTTCTAACTTCTCTTTTCTGTAGTGTATATGCTGCATCACTTGCGTGATTAATATGCAACATCAAATATTGTAAAGCTTCTGCAACGTGTGAATGTTTATTCTTTTCTATGTTTCCATTCTTTTTGTGGAATCTATATCCACCCATCATGGCTGCTTTAAGCTGTGTACATTTTGGATCTAGTAGGAAAGCTGCATCGCCGTCTACCTGACGCATCAAGTAATCATCAACCGAAGACAAACGTGCTGACACGCTATTTGTCTTAGCTGGCATGACACGCAAACCTTCTGCTTTAATAATATCTACTGCTGACCGTTCATCTGTTTGAGCACGTTGTATACCTGCTGGATCACAAATAACCATGACAGGTGCTCCGGTAAACCGTTCAAAGATTAATGGTTTAAGTATGGTGCGGACGAAACGCTGAATGCCCATATCAAATGATACGGCTTCGTCAAGGATCAACGTTCGCCCGCGAGGATCTTGTTGCCCTATTACTGCCGCTGGTGTCAAGCCTAAATCCATACCAATTACGATTGGACGTACACCATTTATAATTGGACGTAGAGTTTGTGCTGCAATATGGTAGTCAGGTCTAAAATATTTATACACAGGTTGTCCCGCGGAACTTAACCCGTATTCCCCATCTACATAAACTCGAACGTATTCATCTGACCTACCTTGAGTATCATAATAACCGTCAGGTAAATTTTCTATGTTCTCTGCATGTGGACTACGACCTGATGGTTGTTTAAATACATCCCACCCATTATCGTTCGGACTAACTCCATCTTTAGAATCAAGTCCTTCCATTTGATAGTACCACCATGTGTCCATAGTCGGGGGGTTAGTATCACCCCACATACCAAACCATGATGGCCCGCCATCTTTAGCAGATGGGAAACGACCAATACGTTTAGACATAGCATCAACAATATCAGGGTGAATATCTCTACACTCATTAAACCATGCGAATGTTAATTCAAGTGAGTTCAAGTTTGCAACATCATCAGCATCATCAAGTGCACGAAACATTATCTCACACTCAACATCACCAACTTTAAAGAAAAAAGTTTTAGTAGTACGCATAAAGTTTCCACATACTCCCGGTGGAAACCAATCTAAAAAAGTTTTAATTGTCGTATCCTGCAACTGACGTGCAGTCTCACGGACAATCGCTACTCGTGATTTACGAATTTTTTGATTATTATGTTTCTGTTGAGAAGCTCGACGTATTACCTCAAAACAACTTGCTACAGATTTACCCGAACCAACAGGCCCCATGAGTACACGCATCTTTGAATCAGATGACATGAAGTCCTTACAGGTTTTTGTAGGAGTATAATCAATATCCATTAGAAAATAACCGCGCCAAGAATGAAACTAACAACACAAGCAATGATAGGTTTCTTATGATACCTTACTCGTCTTGTCCACTCTCGAGGCGTATGACCAAATATAATCATGCTTCCTCCTTTTCTAACAGTATAACTATATACTGCGTTGGTATATTTTTCTTTTTCAGAATTTTAGTTCTGTAGGATATACCTAGTTTTACTAATTTGTAAGTAAAATTATCATACTCTGAGATAGTGTCAAACGCTGTTGACCTACTCCCTTCATATGAACCAGTAAACTTTTTAAGAACTTCCAATCGCTGTTGCGTCTTCAACTGCTTCAGCGTCGATAACAGTTGCTGGATGTTCTTGTCCTCCGAGATTGATTGTGATCTTAACTCCTCCACCTGTACCCTCCGTTGTAACATCACCCTTAGGTTCAAGCCCGCCCCACTTTACAGTGGATTTAATAAGGTCAGCTTTAACCGCAGCCGAAGTGTCTGGGCTGTGGATTAAACTCCAAGAGGTTGTTAGTAGTTCTTCTGCTTGAGCACGAGCTTTCAGTTTGAAAGTCATGCCTTTCTCTTTAATCTCATCTCTATAAGAAGTTACCTTCTTAAGAAATATAGGATCTTTATTAAACACGAGTATATCCTCGGCAGTAATATTATGCCGATCTTTTACTTCGTCTAAAGTCTCTCCGCTGCCTTCTAGCATAAGCGCTGTATCGAAGGCAAACCGGTCAGACCACTTTGTATGTTTCAAAGGTATAGTGTCCATAACTAAAACATTATGCCTAAAATTACTCTGCTGTCAACAATTTGTGAAACTTTACACTTGGATTTTTTGGGTCTTGTTATGTGAGGTTTACTTATATGGGGGGGAGGGGTCGGTTGCGTGTCCATGTACCCCCCCTGTCATTAATCCAATAGTCAAAATATAAGGCATGTATAAGTGGCGTAAAAGGGGCATACTTGACAAAACTGTAAATTTACACCATAGTTAAATCATCAACAAAACGTTGATACCCGAACAGTCAGCGGGAATACTGACTAACAACTGGAGGTCTACATGAGTAGAATCTTTGAAGGTAATGTTAGCCTAGTTGCTAACACCAAGGGTGAGATTGCCCTGAAGCGCGACCTAAACGGCGCTTGGAATTCAACTAACGCTAAGGAACTGTACGCTAAGGCTCAGGAACTTAGTAAGGCGAAGAAAATGCCACTACATAAGTGGAGTTTCTTCAAGGCCGACGGTGGAACTGATGTTCTACTAATGGCGGACAGATACGGTAATCCTAGAATTACCATCTTGCCAGCCAAGGCCGAGGGTCAAGCCAAGTCCAAAGTGACAAAGCTAGCCTAACTTAACCCCGAGGGGAGAGCAATCTCCCCTCACAACAAACTGGAGACAATTATGTCAATGAAAGATTGTAAAAGAGAGTACCGAGTAGATTGGATTGAATACGGAAACCTTTACTCAAGATGGTACTACAAGGAAGCTGACGCCAAGAACCTAGCATTCAAGCTGAAGCATGATACAGAGATCGAAGCAGACAATGTAACAGTCTCACACAACCCAGCAATAAAGCTACACTAAGGAGAACGGAGGGAGCCTAACAAGCTCTCTCCTTTTTTTTGTCTTTTATTTTTTAATAATATATATCCCATACGTCGGGGGGTTTCGGCACGACATTATCTTAGATTAAACGTCAAGTTAAACCCTTAGTTTACAGGTTGTGGTTCATTTGGTGTAAAGTTATGCAACTATCTAGTATCTAAAAGCATACTTGACACAACATCTTGAGTTTTAGATAGCGAAAGTTTACAACAGATTAACCAAATGTCCTTGAGTAGCAAGGGTTTACACCATATACGCAGGAGAATACTATCTAAACTATCTAAACTATCTATATAATTTACATACATCACTCTCCAAATCTAAATCTAGTGTAATATAAAGGTTTTTGCGTAGCCAAGGATTACTTTCTAAAACTTAGATACTTTAGATACTTCCTCTCAAACCCTTACAAACAAACGATTAAACCTATCTAACTACCATATATAAACCACAACATACACACAGATAGTGCCACCCACCAGTAGATAATTGCTAGTTTAAACTTGACGCTTTCTCTGTGTACGGGGCCAAACTTGACAAACCGACCTCGCCGAGCCAAACTGGGTTTGTCTTTCGGGGTTGTCCCTTAAGGCGATTTAATCAACTTAATAACTGGAGGTCTAATATGGCTAAAATATATGAAGGTAATGTATCTATCTTTAAAAACACTAAGAACAAGATTGTTGTGAAAGCAGATCCTGAAGGGCAGTACAATGCTGATTCAGTTGATGGTCTTTCAAAGACAATGACTGAACTTGGTACAAAGTTGAAGGCTGAAGTAAACTTCTTCATTCCTGAGACTAACACTGGTGACTTGAAAGCAATGTTACTAGTGAATCGTTGGGGTGCTCCTTATGTAGCATTCTTACCAACATCTACAACTGGCACTAAGAGCAAGGTTGAGAAGCTTGCTTAATCAATTTGAGGGAGAGTGGTGTATTACTGCTCTCCCTTTTCGTGTTTCATTAATCAATTCAAGGAGGTTTATATGTCTCAATGTGTAATGTGTGATGCAGATATACATGACAAACGTGTAAGTTTAGGTTATGATACTTGCATGATTTGTGGTGACAAAGAAGCTCAAAAGGTAGTGCATACTGTACTACCAATGCACAAATCTAACTACATGTTAGTGACCAATCGTAAGGATTTGATTGGTTTTAATACCAAAGGAGGTTTAGTCAAATGAAGTCTTGGATAATGTATGGCATTGTTGCAGGAGGTATCGGTGGGTTTATTTATTACTTACTGTCATCTCTAGCACAATCGGTAGGATTATGATGTACAGAAGTTTACAGTACATCGGTGCTACCATTCTCATCGTTGCATTCAGTCTGTTAATACTGTTCACCCTAACCAATTTCATGCTCGGTTGTGAGTCATGGGATGAACAATATTGGACTGCTTACAACTCTTGTATAACACCAACCGAGTTCATAGGAGTATTTCTACCATGACAAAAAGTGCACTGAAACTTTTCATGCTTAAGCATTCGAAAGGTGGAGCAATAGTGAAGGATGATGATGGCAATCCATTAACCTTCCACGACAAGATGATTGCCAAAGCTAGTAGGGTAGGTAAACAAGTTGTTACCTATGGCCCTGACCATCGTAAATACAAAGGAGGTAAATGATGCGAGCTACATTACTAAAATCAACTATTAAATCCCTGTTCCCTACTCAACGTACAGCGGCGATTGAAGGCTCCCCTGGAGGAGGTAAGACAACCATCTGTGAAGAAGTTGCTAAAGAACTAGACGTAGGTTTCATTGAGAAACATATGCCTACAATGCTAGTAGAGGACTTCGGTATCATGTATCCCAATGGTGATGACATGTTACATTACAAGTTACCTGATTGGTTTCCATCGGAGGATAGGACTGACATACCTGACACTGGTATCTTATGTTTTGATGACAGGAACCAAGCTAATGCAGACTTACAGAAAGTCTTAGCTAACATCTGTCAAGCTAGAAACCTACATGGTAAACCACTCAAGAAAGGTTGGATGGTTGTATCGACAGGTAACAGACAGTCTGACAGGGCAGGTGCTAACAGAGTGTTATCTCATCTGCGTAATCGTGAGACTGTGTATGAACTTGAAACCCACCTTGATGACTGGTGTAGTTGGGCAATCGACCATGGTGTCAAGTCTGAGGTTATCTCGTTCATTAGGTTTAGACCTAACTTACTGCATGACTTCGATGCACAACGTGACCAAAACCCTACACCACGTTCATGGGTTGAGGGTGTATCCGATGCACTTGGTATTGTACCTGCTGAAGCAGAGTATGAAACATTCAAAGGTGCTGTCGGTGAAGGTGCAGCAGCAGAGTTTGTAGGCTTCGTTAAGATATATCGTAAGCTACCAAATCCTGACAACATCATCATGAATCCTACTACAGCCGAGGTTCCTGATGACCCTGCTACGTTGTATGCACTGTCTGGTGCTATTGCAGAACGAGCAACTGAGAACAACTTCGAACGTGTTGTGACATATGCTGAGCGTATGCCACCTGAGTTTTCAGTTCTATCAGTATCGTATGCAAGTCGTAAGAATCCAGACCTAGCTTCAACGCAAGCGTTTACGAAGTGGGCTGTTAAACATCAAGACGTACTATTCTAAGGAGGTAAGTATGAAACTAAGTGACAAAGCACTACTGGTGCAACTCAATGTATCACAGTGGACTGCTCGTAAGTATGACAAACGTGCTACTGAACAGGTAGCACAGCAGAACAATACTACGATTGGTGCAGGTAGATACAACAAATCGTTGCTACCAATGAATGATTATCTAGATAATGTTCATAAGAAAACTACAGCTATTCGTGCCAAATACTATGCCAATACCCTACCATGGGGTATTGAGGGTACGATGTTGTTACCATCTGCAAACTATCTCAACTTTATGACTGAGTTTAGGAATGAGAAAGCTGAATGGCAACAACTTGTAGATAAGTTTTGGGATGAGTACCCAAGACTTAAGCAAGATGCACAACGATTCCTTGGTAATCTCTACAATGCTAGTGATTATCCTATGCTTCATGACATACAGCGTAGGTTCAACATGGACTTGGCTGTGTTCCCTGTACCATCGAATGACTTTCGTGTTCAGATTTCAGATGAGGAACTAAGTCGTATCCAATCTGATGTTGAGACGAGAGTACAAGATGCGGCTGAACAAGCAATGAAGGAAGCTTGGCAACGTCTGT